CATCCATCATGGGCACGAGCGGCAGCCTGTAGCCCTCGAGGCGAAGGATGCCGGCGCGCATGGGGGTGCTCACGAGCCTGATGGTCGTTTCCCCCTGGATGGCGAACAGGATCTCTCCGGCTTGCAGGTGCTCGCCGGCGCGCCAGCCAGGCACTTTGCGATCGAGCCATTCCCGCGTCACCAGCTTCGGCGTGGTCGTCTCGAACTGGGCGCCTTCGACCTGCAGGTGCACCAGCTCGTACAACGTCGCATGAAGCGGATACGTGTGCTGGTCGGCCTGGATGGCGATCTCGCAGATTTCTGGCTTGGCATCCTCGAGCAGGAGTCGACCTCGCACCGCCGCCTGCGCTTGGGCGTCGTTGAGCCAGTCGCGCACGTCGGCATCGGGCCAGAAAGGCGGAATCGCCAGGTCGAATGCCAGCGTGCGAAAGCGGCGGATGAGGTCCTTCAGCGTCATCGATCAGGGCACACCGTACTGGTCGATCATTTCGACGATGCGCGCGCGCATGTTCTCGACCGACAGGTTCTTCGGCACCTTCTGGTTGAACTTCGCCATGCCCCAGTCCTGCAGTGCGTCCTTGTCCATCGAGTCCAAGGTCTGCACGAGGTCCAGGCGGTTCTGTTCGGCCAGCTTGCGATCTGCCTCCGCCTTGTTGGCCTCCGACAGCCGATCCTGGGTGTCGTCCGCGGGCTCTTCGGCGGACTCGCCCTCGGGCTTGACATCGCCGGTCGGCGCGACGGGCGATTGCCCGTCGGATGGGGCCTGGCCCTCGCCCGAGCTGCGAACTTCGGCGCCAGTGCCCTCGCCGCCCTGCATGCCGGCCTCGCCGGTGGGTTGCACCGGAGCGGGTGCAGGAGCCGGCGCAGTGGCGGCCGGCGCCACGACGACACGCTCGAAGCAGTCGGAATGCCGAAGAAACTTGGCGACCAGATCGAGGTCGGGGATGTTGCGCGTCTGCCCGGGCACGAACGAGAGATTCGAGCCGTACAAGCGGTCGTAGAACGGGTCTTCGCGCCCGATGTACTTCACGGGCACGCCGGCGGTCTTGGAGATCATGGTGGTTCCTTCAGAACGGGGAAAGGACAGGGGCGGGCCAAAGGCCCTCCCCCGCTCGCATTACTTCGCGCCTAAGCGTTCGCCGTGGACGATGAAGTCGACGCGACTGACCTTGGCGTTGGCCGCGCCGGCGATCGTGAGCACCAGGTAGGCTTCCTTCGCCAGCGTGACGGGCGCTTTCGCCGAGCTCGTGCGCAGGCGCGCCGCGGCGTTCAGGACGATGCCCGCTCCGAAGTACGCGAGGTCCTGCGGCACCTCGGGGCTGTCCTCGCCATCGGCGTACTCGAAGCCGAGCGAACCGGTCACGGCCGCGGTCATCGCGGTGGACACGATCGCTTGCAGGTCCTCGAGGCGGAAGCCAGCCGGCAGGCTTTGCAGGTAGACCTTGTCGCCGATGCCGAGAGGCGTGGTTGCATTGGCGCGCACTGCTGCGCCCGTGGCGTCGGTTTCGAGCACCGCGCGCAACGTAGTGACGTTGCCGTAGGCGGCCATGCCGCCGAACTGGTTGATGCCCAGTCCCTTGAGTTTGATGTTGGCCATGTGTGGCTCCTTGATGGGGTGAAGGGAGAAAGGCCGGGTTGCCCCGGCCCTGAGTCATCAGCCGCGCGGCTTGATGATCGGCACCACCGTGTCGAGCACCGTCACACCATGGTCGGTGAACTGCGTCTCGTCGCCATGGTCGATTGCGAAGCGAACCTTGGACATGCCGAGGATCGCGCCGATCAGGATTTCCAGCTTGTCGCCGTGGTCGTCCTTTTCTTCGCTCCAGAAGAACGGCATGCCGCTGTGCTCCGACGCGCCGAAGGCCTGCGCCAGGCCCTGGCCGCCCATCAGGATGGCGCGGTCGATGGCGAACTTCGTGGTGAAGCTGGCCGGTACCACGGCGGCCGACTCCGTCTCGGAGTCGTAAGCGCCGCAGTACTTGATGGTGTCGCCGGCGTAGAAGCGAATCGGCTTGGGCATCTTGACCATCAGGATGCCGCCCCACAGGCCCGCTTCCATCAGGAAGAGCGGGTGGTCCTTGGCCAGGCGCGCACGGGCTACCGCGTTCGCCTGGAAGTTGCGGAAGGCCGAATCCGTGGCGAAGCCGCTGTACTGCGCAGGCGACAGCAGCATCACCCGGATCGGGCTGTCGGTCGCGGCCTGGTCATCGTCGAACTTCACCGGCGGCGGCGGCAGCGGGATCTGGTCGATGTAGGTGCGCACCGCGTCGACGGTCCCCATCTTCAGGAGGTCAGTGGAAGCGATGTCGACCTCGCCGGCATTGACGGTGAACTGGTCGATCGCCCCAGCCTTCGCCATAAAGTGGCGGTTCTTGGTCGGCGCCTTGACGCGGTTGACCATGATCTCGTTGAACGCCGGGTGCGTCTCGACCGGCACACGCCACTCGATGTTGTCGTGGAAGCCGCGCGCGCCGGCTGCATGGACCAGGATGGACTGGTCCAGGTAGTCGTCCATCTTCTGCTGCGCGAGCGGGCGCCCGACGCGGCGCAGGTCCACCGGGCTGCGGATCTGGGACATGACGTCGCCCATGTCGATCGGGAAGCGCGCCTGGTTGACGCGCAGCCGGTCTTCAGACAGCTTGATGCCGACGCCGCGGCCCTTGGCGTAGGCGCTGCCCATGATCGGGTAGCCACCGCTCGGGTTGATGAGGTTGAACTTCACCTCGTCGCCCTTGCCTTGGCCCAGGTCCTGCGCCTGCACGATCGGCATGTGATTGCTCGACTGCTTCTTGATCGTGCTGATTGCGCCCTCCAGCTTCGGCATCTTGCCGACCAGCCGGTTCATGGTGGTGTTGCGCTGCTGGCTGACGGCGAAGACGCCAGCTGCTTGCTGGACCATCGCCTTCGGGTCGCCATACGCGGTTTGCGTCTTGGTTGCGGTCATCTAGACCTCCTTGTGTTGTGGTGCTGCGTGTGCCTGATGGCTCACAGGGATCGGTTCAGGAACGCATCGATCTGCGCGGGCGTCATGCCCTGCATGGCGTCGGCCATCGATACGGGGTCCATGGCCGCCAGTCGCTCGTGCGGCGACAGCGCATGGGCTCGCCCGCCCGGGATGTCCGAGAGGGAGGCCGGCACAGCTGGCGCCGCCGCGGCGATGGCGGCTTGCGCGGCTGCCTTGGGATCGGCCACCGCGGCTTGACTCGCTCCAGCGGCCGGTGCCGCGGCGGGTGCTGCGGTGGCCTTCTTGAAATCGTTGAACAGCTCGACGATCTGCGCCGAGGTGCCCTTGTCCAGCACGCCGCGCAGCGTGGGCTGCATGTAGCTGGGCTGAGCACTGATCCACTGCTGCAGTTCCGCGCTCTCCGCCATGGAGTCCGCGTCGGGGTGAGCCTTGTAGATGGCGTCGTAGTGGGCTTCGAGCGCGCTGCGCTGTTGCTGCTGCTGGTACGGAGCCATGGCCTTGCCGACATGGGCTTGGACCTGCTCCTGTACCTGCTGCTGCACCTGCTGCGCCACCAGCGTCTGGATGCCCTTGGCCAGCGCCTCTTCGGAGAAGTCCCCGAAGATGGCCGGATCGACACCCTTGTCGATGGCCGCTTGCGCGGCCGCCACCTGGTTGTCGGTCGCCGTCGGCGCTTGCCCGGAATCCGCGCGCTGCTGAGCTTGCGCCTGCAGGTCTGCGAGTTGGCGCTGAGCCGCCTCCGCCTGCGCCCTCCAATGCTGCTCACCCTCGCGGGCCTGCACCAGCTTCTCGTAGGGGATGGTGTGCTTTCCATCCTTCGCGAGCACGACTGCGTTGGACGCATCGGGTTCAGCAGAAGCTGCCGCAGGCGCCGCGGCGGGCGCTGCTGGTCGGGCGGGCGCAGCTGCGGGAGCGGCGGCCGGAGCCGGCGCCGCTGCGCTGCTGTTCGTGTCGGCGCTGCCCGCCGCAGCAGGTGCGGGGGCGGGAGTTGCTGCAGCAGTGGTGGACGCGGGCGCGCCACCGTCATCCAGCCCGAAGCTGGTGTCGCCCGATGCCGCGATCTCGAGGAGCTCGGCGGCCTGCTGCGGCGTCAGTGCGCCGGTGATTTCGTTGTTCTGGAAAAAGTCGTTGGATGTCGTCATGCCTGTCCCGCCACATATCGCCGTGGCCGCATGGGCCAGCAATCCGGGGCAGACCTGTTTGGCCTGCTCCATTTGCTCTAGAGACTCACGCCCTCATGGTCGTGACCATCGCACCACGCTCGCGCCAGGTGCTTAGGGGCAGTGTCGAAAGAGGAAGGACAGAATCCAAACCCTACAGGGGGAACAAAAATATCGCTTGCATGCCGCTTCGAGTACCTACGTAGGCTTCGTTGGCACCCACCTCGCAACTGGCAATCCGGCTTTTCGAGCTTGGGTCAAGCTCAGTGCCGGAAACTCTTCCAAACTCTCAACTCACGCACGATCATTCAAATGGAAAACGATTCAAAAAATCGGCGCAAAGCCAGCATGCAGCAATTTTTTGGCGGCGCAGCCTTTGACATTGAACACGCTCTGAACATGTATGCACTCGGTTATTGCACACTGCCAGCAGAAGCCATTTACGAAGCAGAATTGATTAAATCCTTCGGCGAAGCAATCAATGACTATCACATCTATCTAATTGGATACACGCCAATAATAAAACCCGTCAATGCCGAACAAAAGGAAGACAAACTATTGCTGACCTATGAGGTTTT